CTACGGATTTGGATTGATACACATGATTGGCGGATTGAGTAGAACTGCAACAGTCGCTCTCCGCCAATTATTAGATGCGGGAACTTTGTCAAACCTACCTGCTGGTTTCAAACAAAGAGGGGTGCGTGTAAGAGATGAAGCAGCTCCAATACAACCAGGTGAGTTTAAAGATGTAGATGCACCAGGCGGTAATTTAAGAGAAGCTTTCTTCCCTTTACCATACAAAGAACCATCAGCTACTCTTTTACAATTAATGGGTATTGTGGTTCAAGCAGGTCAGAGATTTGCAGCCATATCCGAAATGCAAGTAGGAGAGGGTACACAAAATGCAGCAGTAGGCACAACGATTGCTCTTCTTGAAAGAGGATCTAAAGTTATGTCAGCAATACATAAAAGATGCTATGCAGCAATGAAAAAAGAATTTAAATTATTATCAAGTGTGATTGCAACATATCTACCACCAGAATATCCATACGATGTTGTGGGCGGTGTAAGAACAATTAAACAATCAGACTTTGATGCAAGAATAGACATACTACCAGTTGCAGATCCTAATATATTTTCTATGTCACAAAGAATAACACTAGCACAAACACAATTACAATTAGCTACATCGAATCCACAAGTGCACAATTTATATAACGCGTACAGAAGTATGTACGAGGCTATTGGTACAAAAAATATAGATCAAATATTACCACCGCCAGCACCAGTTCAACCTTTAGACCCAAGCATGGAACACATTATGGCTTTGGGTATGAAACCTTTTCAAGCTTTTCCTGGTCAAGATCACAGAGCACACATTACAGCACACTTAAATTTCATGTCTACTAACTTAGTTAGAAATAATCCTATGGTTATGGCAGCTATACAAAAAAATATTTTAGAACACATCTCAATTATGGCAAATGAACAAGTACAATTAGAGTTTAGAGAGCAGTTACAACAGATTCAAATGATGCAACAACAAGCTGCAATGAATCCACAGGTAGCAGCGCAAGTTCAAGCACTAACACAAGAGATAGAAGCAAGAAAATCTGTGTTAATTGCAGAGATGACACAAGAATTTATGATGGAGGAGAAGAAAATTACGTCACAATTCGACTCTGACCCACTATTAAAGCTAAAAGCAAGAGAAGTTGACCTTAGAGCGATGGAAAATGAACGTAAAAAGATGGCTGATGAAAAAAAATCAGAGTTAGACAGAGCAAAATTGATGCAAGCTAAGGATATTGCTGAAGATAAGATGGATCAAAACGAAAAATTAGCTAAATTACGTGCAGGAGTAAGCCTTGCAAAGAGTGAAAAACAAGGTATAACTGCTATTGAGGTAGAAGAGTAAAAAATAGGAGAAAAAATGCAAAGACTTGATAAAATTAAGCCAGTTACAGTGCAAGATCAGCAAGTTGAGATAGATCCTAGATCTAAAACAACAGCTGACAAAGCATTTAACTTTATTGGCACAGGAAAACCTGAAATGCCAGTCGGTGGACAGAAAAGAATGCTGGCTGAGAAGAAAAGAAACTCGAAGGCGTACTAATGGCTTGGTTCAGTTTAGCAAAAATTGCTTTGCAAGCTGGTAGTAAGATATATTCTAATCGTCAAAAGACGAAAATGGCTATGTCTGACGCTCAACTCATGCATGCCGAAAAAATGGCTCGTGGAGAGGAGCAATACCAAGGAAAATTGCTAGAAGCTAGACAAAACGACTATAAGGACGAATTTGTACTCGTAATTATATCGGCGCCTATCATTGTGTTAATGTGGGCAGTGATGTCAGACGACCCTGCAGCGATGGAAAAGGTGAAATTGTTCTTCGAATACTTTCAATCCTTGCCATCTTGGTTTACTAACTTATGGATACTTGTAGTTGCCTCGATTTTTGGTATAAAGGGTACACAAGTTTTTAGAAACGGAGGAAAAAAATAATGGGCGTAAACAAATTATATAATGCGTATCAAGCAGGTAAGCAGATTTCTCAAACTGTTAAATCACCTATTGCGCAAGCTGTTAATAAAATTAAAGCAGTTTTTAAAAAACCTAAAAAAGACCTAGCTTCAAAGTATAGAAAAGAAGCTCTTAAATTCACTAAAGAGAATACTGCTAAAGCTGGTAAATCAGCTAAGGAAGCTGAATCAAAAATTGGTAAAGAAACAGCTCAAAACCTTGGTAGAGAAACTAAATCTAAAATGATGAAAGATTTTTTAAGATACAACAGAAACCTAAAATCTAAGGGTGGACCTGTAGATAAGAAAAAGAAAAAATTTCCTGATTTAACAGGTGATGGTAAAGTTACTTTTGCTGATGTATTAAAAGGCAGAGGTGTTATTAACGGTAAGAAAAAAAATAACAAAAAGGTAATCTAATGGCTGGTAAAGGTTTATACGCAAACATACACGCAAAAAGAAAACGTGGTGAAAAAATGCGAAAGAAAGGTGCAAAAGGTGCACCAAAAGCATCTGACTTTAAAAAAGCAAAACAAACAGCGAGAGCATAATGACTAAACTTTGTCCTAGAGGAAAAGCAGCAGCGAAAAGAAAATTTAAGGTATACCCAAGCGCATATGCAAACGCCTACGCAAGTAAAATTTGTGCAGGTAAAATTAAAGATCCATCTGGCACAAAAAGAAAAGATTTCAAAGGACCTAAACCTGCGGGTAAAGCTATGGGTGGCAGAATAGGGTTTTCAGAAGGAACACCAGACTCAAAAAACTTTCCTAAAGGAAAACCAAAAGACCCAAGAGAAAAATTTGTTTTAGAAAACATGAAAAGTAAAATTACATCTGGAAAAAGAATTAAAAGAGCTGGTGGCGGAGTTGCGGAAGCAGCTGCAAAATTAAGAGCACAAGGTTTAATGGGTGGCGGTATGGCAATGCCTAGAGCAATGTACGGAAAAGGCGGCGGTGTCTGCAAAAGAGGAATGGGTCGGGCATACGGTAAGAATTCGTAATGGCTGGTTTAAAAGAATGGTTCAAACAAGATTGGGTCGACATAGGCTCCAAGAAAAAAGGTGGGGGATTCAATAAATGTGGAAGAAAATCTGCAAGTGGATCAAAACGAAAGTATCCAAAGTGCGTGCCTGCTGCAAAAGCAGCAAGTATGACAGACTCTCAGAGGCGGAGTGCCGTTGCAAGGAAAAGAAGTAAAGCACAAGGTGTTGGTGGCAAACCAACAAATGTTTCAACATTTGCAAAAAGAAAGAAAGCTATGATGGGTGGATTTATGGGTAGAAGAATGGGAGTTAGATAATGAGACGACAAGATAAAATGCCCAAAAGAAATAAAAAGAATTTCCGTCCAACGGAAAAAGGTGCAGGCATGACAAGAGCCGGTGTGGCTGCATATCGAAGAGCAAATCCCGGTTCTAAATTAAAAACAGCCGTGACTGGAAAAGTGAAGCCAGGATCGAAAGCTGCGAAGAGACGTAAGTCCTTCTGCGCAAGAAGCGCTGGCCAAATGAAAAAATTTCCAAAGGCCGCAAAAGATCCAAACTCACGTCTACGTCAGGCAAGAAGGAGATGGAAATGTTAAAGAAAAAAGCAATCAAAAAAGTAATTAAAGGATTGGGCAAAGCAGTTAAAGCTCATACTAAACAAGCTAAAATGTTAAAAGGAGCTATCAGTGCGAAAAAAAAGAGATCCTAAAGTAGGCATTGGTAAAAAACCAAAAGGATCAGGAAGGAGACTATACACAGATGAAAATCCAAGAGACACTGTCAGCATTAAGTTTGCGACTCCGAGTGATGCTCGCAGGACGGTCGCGAAGGTTAAAAAGATTAATAAGACGTTTGCGAGGAAAATTCAGATTTTAACTGTTGGTGAACAGCGCGCCAAAGTTATGGGTAAAACACAAGTCGCTGCAATATTTAAGAAAGGTAAAAATGCAATTAGAAACAGTAATAAACAAACTACTTAGATACATATCAAGACGTACAGATGAATTATCTGTTGCTGTAACGTCAGGAGGTATTGACAATATGGAAAAATATAACTATATAATAGGACAGATAACAGCCCTAGAGGCAACTAAACAGGAACTCTCTAACCTGCTAGAAGATAAGGAGCAACATGGAACAGTCATCGAAATCAATAAAACTACCGAATAAAGACTTGGTAGGTGTCAAAAAAGAAAAAGATTTAACAAAAGAAGATTCAAATAAACTACCACAACCAACTGGTTGGAGGATGTTAGTTTTACCTTTCAAGATGAAAGAAAAAACTAAAGGCGGGTTAATACTTGCCGAGTCAGCCTTAGAGAGACAACAAGTTGCGTCACAAACTGGTTTAGTTTTAAGAATGGGTCCAGATTGTTACAGGGACAAGGATAGATATCCTGATGGTCCTTGGTGCAAGGAAGGGGATTGGGTAATGTTTGCCCGATATGCTGGATCAAGAATAAAAATAGAAGGTGGAGAGATACGTCTGCTAAACGATGACGAAGTTTTAGCAACTGTCAAGAATCCAGAGGATATCTTGCATGAATATTAACATAGAAGGAGTAAACTATGCCTAAAGAAGAAAAAATGGTTGATCTTGATACTTCAGGTGAAGGAGCAGAGATTAATCTAGAAGAAAAGGAGTCAACAAATGAAACAATTGTTGAAGACAATAGTAAGTCCGATGACACACCTAAGGAATCTGGTGAGCAGTTGGATATACAAGAAACAAAAGAACAAGAACAAGTAAAAGAAGAACCAAAGAAAGAAGACGAAAAACTTGAAGACTATAGTAAAGGTGTTCAGGCAAGGATTGCAAAACTTACGCGTAAAATGCGTGAAGCTGAAAGGCAAAGAGATGCAGCCACTGAATATGCAAAATCAGTTGAAGATAAACGTTTGGCAATGGAAAAACGTTTTGAAAAAACTGATGCTGACTATATTAAAAAGTTTGAAACGAGTATTAATACTGGTTTAGAAGCAGCGCAAAAAGAACTAGCTGCTGCTATTGAAGCAGGTGATGCTCAAGCACAAGTCGAAGCAAATAAAAGGATTGCAACTCTAGCTTTTGAAAACGCTAAGTTATCACAAAGCAAAGAAGCAAGAGAGGAACAGGCATCTAAACCTTCAGAGGTTAGAGCACCTGTACAACCTGCTACACAGGTTGAACCTAGTGATCCCATGGCTGAGGCGTGGGCTTCAAAAAATTCATGGTTTGGACAAGATAGAGCTATGACATATACAGCGTTCGAAATTCATAAAGATTTAGTAGACAAAGAAGGCTTTGACCCTAAATCTGATGAATATTATGCAGAAATTGATAAAAGAATCCGTGTTGACTTTCCGCATAAATTTGCTACAAGTGATAGTAAGCAATCGACCCAACCCGTTCAGACGGTGGCTTCTGCTAAAAGAAGTGTAAGGCCGGGTCGCAAAACTGTGAAACTCACATCTTCACAGGTAGCAATCGCTAAAAAATTAGGTGTGCCACTCGAAGAGTACGCAAAACAATTAAAAAACACGGGAGGAGCG